TGGCCGTATTGGAGAACTACCTTCTGGGCGACACTTGCCAAGGGAGTGAGCCTTTCTGCGGGAGAGCATACGCTGACCATTTCTGTCGGTGTAAACGGTGTGCAGTTTTATGGTTTCCGTGTATGTACCAATTTTTATGAAAACCCTACGGTGGGAGAAGCGGAATACACCCTTGCACCACGAAAATTCAAGGACGTGAACGGAAATATGGTGGGACCTGCTACGGGGTTCAAGCTGACACTTGAGATGCTCCGCAGAAAGCCTGACTCGGCTCTTGTGTGGTATGAGGACTTCCGTGATGAAGAAAAGATACCGGAAAGTTATTGGACTGTTCTTTCCGGCGAGTGGGATGTATGGCAAGACCCAGACAGCACGGCAAATCGACCCTATTCGCAGCTTGAGGGTTATGGACAGCTTGCTTGGAATTATAGCGGTTTCTCTGACATTCATATGAGGGCACAGATTATCTTCCCGGAAGACGGTGTTGGTAAAGCGGGAATTTTCCTTGGCTCATTATTTTGCTGTTATAACTATGACAGTCAGCGTGTTGAGTTGTATGAGGGTTCTACGCTAAAAGGTAGTTATGCTACCAGTTTTTCCAAGACATCAAAGGCAGACCTTCGCAGTAATCCGAATGTCTACACCATTGAAATGCGAAAACGCGGAAATAAGGTACGAGTGTATTCCTCTGCATCCAACACGCTGCGATTTACGGCAACGGTCAGTGATGTCAGTGGTTATGCGGGCATACGCTCTGATAACAAGGTGAACTGTCAGTTGCTCCGTTTGGGAGATGCCTGGACGTATGAACCTTATGAAAGATTCGATGTGGTGATGCCGGACGGAACAGAAACTACCTACGGCAGGATTGAGAGAAGCAATTGTACATGGAATGAGGAGTTTCAGGTATTTACGCTGACATCCGATGTAGAGGAACACTCCACACGCAGTGAGGATATTTCACTGGATTATGAATTTTATCACTCCCACATCATGCCACTTGAGTGTGGCTATGATTACGGAGCAAAAATTATTCCAAAGGATATCAACATCTGGATTTCCAGACTGTTCCTTGGAGATGCAGACGGCTTTTCAATTCTGTATTACCAGGATGTGGACAGCCTGATCTATTGGGCGAACCAGGCAGCATACCGATGGAAACTGCGAGGGATGTGTATGTGGTCCCTTGGGCAGGAGGATATGCGAGTATGGGAGTGGCTGCCCAAGCAAACTGAATAACGGCTTTACGGGGTATCCGCCATGTGGTGGGTGCCCTTTTTGCATACAAAAAATTATGAAAGCGAGGATTTAACTATGAAGGATTTATGGAACACCATTCAAATCATCTTTGCCGCCCTCGGCGGTTGGCTCGGTTGGTTCTTGGGAGGCTTTGACGGTCTTCTGTATGCACTGGTGGCGTTCGTGGCAGTGGACTACATCACGGGTGTCATGTGTGCTATTTCAGACAAGAACCTCTCCAGTTCCGTTGGTTTTAAGGGTATCTGCCGTAAAGTGCTGATTTTCACATTGATAGGCATCGCACATATCTTGGATGCCAATGTTATCGGTGATGGCAGTGTACTCCGAACAGCGGTTATTTTCTTCTACATCTCAAATGAGGGCGTGAGCCTGTTGGAAAATGCATCCCACTTGGGTTTGCCGATTCCGGAGAAGATGAAGGACATTTTGGAGCAGCTCCATGACCGCGACAATAAGGAAAGTGAGGGAAAGTAACATGAATTTACACAAACTTATTTTAACGGAAAACGCCTGTTACAAAGCAGGCAGGAAAATCACGGTTAAGGGTATCATGGTTCATTCCACGGGTGCAAACAACCCGAACCTAAAACGCTATGTAGGTCCTGATGATGGTTTGCTCGGTAAAAACCAGTACGGCAATCATTGGAACACCTACCATCCCGGCGGCAGAGAGGTCTGCGTTCATGCCTTTATCGGCAAGTTGGCTGACGGCACGATTGCCACATACCAAACTCTCCCTTGGAATCATCGTGGTTGGCACGCTGGGGGCAGTGCAAACAATACCCATATCGGTTTTGAAATCTGCGAGGACGGTCTTTCGGATTATGCCTACTTTAAGAAGGTGTACCGTGAGGCCGTTGAACTTTGTGCCTACCTCTGTAAGGAGTACGGTTTGACCGAACAGAACATCATCTGCCACTCCGAAGGTTACAAGCAGGGCGTGGCATCCAACCACGGCGATGTGATGCACTGGTTTCCAAAGCACGGCAAGAGCATGGATACCTTCCGTGCCGAGGTCAAGGCACTCCTGGCGACTACCGATGAGGAGGAAACCGAAACTCCTGCAGAGCCTACGGTGACATATCCCGAAAAGCTGACTACTGGTTATTACCGTGTGCGTAAGGATTGGAAGGACAGCAAGTCCCAGGTGGGTGCTTACCGTATTCTCTCCAATGCAAAGGCGGCGGCAGATAAGAACCCAGGAACTTTTGTTTTTGCAAATGACGGCACTGCCATTTATCCTGCCGACAGCACAGCCGAGCCGGATTACCGTGTCCATACGGTTGTGAAGGGCGATACCCTTTGGGATATTGCCGTGAAATATCTCGGCAAAGGCAGCAGATACACCGAAATTAAGAAACTGAATGGACTTTCTTCCAATGTGATTTATAGCGGTTGGAAACTCAAAATTCCGAACTAACACGATGCCCTTTGAGGATTTTTCCTTGAAGGGCATTATTTTTTTGCCTTGAGGGGGTTCGATTCAGCCTGTCTTTTCGCATATAGGCAGAGGGAACATTTCCACCGTTCCCCGGACTGGAGGAATCACAATGGAAGTAAAACAGATTGAGAATTTTAAGATACCTAACGCCGTTGCACACGAAATCACACAGGAAGAGCTTCAGCGAGAATTTGACTATTACAGGGCACAGCAGGTGCTTGAAACCATGTTCCTGTTCGGCATGATTTCTGTGGATGAATTCCACAAAATATCGGCTTATAATCGCAAAACTTTCTCCCCATTTCTGGCGGAGATTATGGGCTAAATGACTTGATAGTTCCGCAATAGTACGGGAATATATCACTACCCAAAAAGCGAGGTGAGTTGATGAAAAGGATAACAAAAATCGGAGTAAATGAAACCCTGATTCAAAAGAAAAAGCTGAAGGTTGCAGCCTACTGCCGTGTATCCACAGCCAGTGATGAGCAGCTTATCAGCCTTGAGGCACAGAAGGCCCACTATGAAAACTACATCCGTTCCAATGACGAATGGGAGTATGTGGGTCTTTACTATGACGAAGGCATCACAGGTACGAAAAAGGATGTCCGTGCAGGGCTTCTTTCCATGATTGCCGATTGTGAGGACGGTAAGATAGAGTTCATCATTACCAAGTCTATCAGCCGATTTGCTCGAAATACAACGGACTGCCTGGAAATGGTGCGAAAGCTGACAGATCTGGGGATTTCCATTTTCTTCGAAAAAGAGAATATCAATACAGGGTCGATGGAAAGCGAACTGATGCTTTCTATATTAAGCAGCCTTGCTGAAAGCGAGTCGGTTTCCATTTCCGAAAACAGCAAATGGTCGGTGCAGAAACGCTTTCAGAACGGCACATTCATTATTTCCTATCCCCCATATGGATATGACAACGATAACGGAACGATGGTCATTGTGCCGGAGCAGGCAGAAGTCGTGAAAGAGATATTTGCTGCCTGTCTTGCGGGCAAAGGCACTCATGCAATTGCCAAGGAACTGAATGCTCGCGGTCTGAAAACCAAAAAGAATGGCAAATGGGGCGCGGGTGCAGTGAAGGCCATTCTTACCAATGAAAAATATACAGGTGATGTGATTTTTCAGAAAACCTACAGTGACAGCAGTTTTAACCGCCATCGAAATTACGGTGAGCGTGACCGTTTCCTTTGCGAAAATCATCATGAGCCGATAATCAGCCATGAGGATTTTGACAGGGTTCGCATGGTGCTTGACCAGAGAGCAATGGAAAAGGGTAACGGCACAGATACCTACCGATATCAGAACAGATATTGTTTTTCCGGCAGAATTAAATGCGGAGAGTGCGGTGATACCTTCAAGCGTAGGCAGCATTACAAGCCAAGCGGAAATTATGTGGCGTGGACTTGTGCAACGCATTTGGAACACAAAGAGCAGTGTTCTATGCTTTACATTTCCGATGAGGGCATAAAGCTGGCTTTTCTGACACTGATGAACAAACTAGTCTACGGACATCAAGCAGTGCTGAAACCACTTCTCAGAACTCTGCGTGGTACGGATGATAAGGACAGATTGCTCCGTATTCAAGAGTTGGAACTCCGTATTGAGGGCAATACCGACAGAAAACAGATTCTTACCAATCTGATGGCAACGGGGGTCTTGGAGCCTGCCGTTTTCAACAAGGAAAACAATGCACTTCTGGCGGAGGAACAGCGGCTTCGTGCAGAAAAGGATAAACTGGTGAGTTTCGTTGGCGGAGACAAGGTCAGGATGAAGGAACTGCAAAAGCTGATGGCTTTCACCTCTAAGGGTGAGATGCTGACAGCATTTTCAGATGAAATGTTCCTTGGCTTTGTAGAGAGCATTACGGTGGAAACAAGGGAACTGATTGTATTCCACCTTAACTGTGGATTGAATTTAACGGAAAGGTTGGTGATTTGAATGACGGCACACATTCCATACGGATATCGCATCGTAGACGGAAAAGCGGTTGTGGATGAAGTTCAGGCAGAACAGGTCAGAACTTTTTTCGAAGAATATACTTCCGGCAAGTCGCTGAAAGCTGCGGCGGAAGAAGTAGGTTTGAAGATTTTTCACGGCAGTGCTGGAAGAATGCTCCGAAATACCCACTACCTTGGGGATGACTATTATCCTGCCATTATTGATAAGGAACTGTTCGATAATGCTGAAGAAGAAAGGCTGTCCAGAGCAAATCAGCTTGGCAGGGTCAGAGAATTAAAAGCCAAGGAAACACCTGCCGTTCCCCTGCATTTTACAATGGGAAAACAAACAAAGGTTATTTATGACCCATTCGAGCAAGCGGAATACGCCTACAGTCTGATAGAAAGTGAGATGAATTTGAATGGAACCAATTAAAAATATAACAGTGATTCCGGCGCGTAGGCGTGTCGGCAACACTGCAAAAGAATCAGAAATACCAAAACTTCGTGTGGCTGCTTACTGTCGAGTTTCTACCGATAGTGATGAACAAGCTACCAGTTACGAAGCACAGGTGGAGCATTACACAGATTATATCCGAAAGAACCCTGAATGGGAATTTGCCGGAATTTTCGCTGACGATGGAATATCCGGCACGAACACTAAGAAACGTGAGGAGTTCAATCGCATGATTGACGAGGCTATGGCGGGCAAAATCGACATGATTGTTACCAAGTCCATCAGC